GTCGCAGCGTCCACCCCGGACGACGACCCCAACCCCGAACCCTCCGACCAGGAGCCCGCAACCATGGAGAACGAGACCCCCGAGGTCGAGCCCGCCGCCGAGGTGGTCGAGGCCTCCACGCCGGTCGAGGCCGCCGCCCCGACCAGCCAGTACATCACCGTCGGCGCGCCTCGCGCGCTCGAGGGCATGACCGCCGGCCGCTACGCGTCCACGCAGCTGCAGGCTGCCGCGGGTGACCGCGACGCGCAGATGATCGTCGAGGCCGCCCTCGCCGACGCCACCACGACCACGGCCGCCGGCCTGGTGCCGACCCGCTTCCTCACCGAGGTCATCGCCGTCCTCGACGACAGCCGGCCGTTCATCGACAGCATCGACCGCGACACCCTGCCCGCCGACGGGATGGACTTTAAGATCCCGCGCCGCACGCAGGCCCCGTCCGTTGCCGAGCAGGCCGCTGAGGGCGACGAGGTCAACAGCACCGCGTTCACCCTCGACTACCTGACCGTCGACGTCAAGACGTTCGGCGGCGGCCAGCGCATCAGCCGGCAGCTCATCGAGCGTTCCGACCCGGCGTTCCTCGACCGTCTCATCATCGAGATGGCCGCCCAGTACGCGCAGGCCACCGACACGTTCGCGTTCACCCAGGCCACCATCGGCCAGGGCGACACCGACGACACGACCGTCTACGGCTCAATCGTGCAGGGCATCGCCGACTCCTACGGCGTCATGCGCTTCTCGCCGAACCGACTGCTCGTCGCCCCGACCACGACCGGCTCGTTCGGCTGGGACGACCTGCTCGGCACCGTCGACTCGGAGGGCCGTCCGCTGTTCGCCGCGGCTAACCCGTCGAACGCCGGCGGGCTCGTCTCGCAGGGCACCACGCAGGGCACCGTCGCCGGGCTGCAGCTCGTCGTCGACCCGAACCTGAGCAACCCGAACGCCCGCGTGTACCCCTCCGCGTTCGCCACGTTCTACGAGGCCGCCGGCGCGCCGGTGCAGGTGTCCGTGCAGGACGTCTCCAGCCTCGAGGTCGAGGTCGCCGTCTACGGCTACGTCGCGCTCGCCAACAAGTACCCCACGGCGATGCGTAACCTCACCGTCACCCCGTGACCAACCGCTGGGGCCGCCGTTCACTCTCCTGGCGGCGGCCCCAGCACCGGGAGGCCCGAGCATGGCGAACTACGTCGACTTAGCGGAACTCAAGACCGTCCTGAACGTCGGAGACCTGTACCCCGACGCGCAGCTGACCAACGTGTCCACCGCAGCGACGAACCTCGTCCTGTCCATGCTGTCCCGGTACCAGTACCCCATCGACCAGCTCGGACCCGAGGAAGCCGGACAGGTCATTCCGGCCCGAACCGTCGGCTTCCACAAGTTGTACGTCGGTCAGAGCATTACGCTCGAGGGCCTGCCCGCACACTTCAACGGCACCGCGACCGTCACCGAAATCGGGTACACGGCCGAACAGCCGCCTCGACCGTTGTGGCCTTGGCCGACGTACTGGCCGTACTCGTACCTGCCCACCGAGGAGCAGCTGTACAACACGTTCAAGTTTGAGAAGGCACACGGCGAGGAGCCGGCCAGCGTCGAACGCGCCATCATCCCGTACGGCTTCGTCACCGACCAGCCGTCCGAGGACGTGTACGCAACCGACCCGCTCGTCCTCGAGGCGTGCATGATGCTCGCCGTAGAGATCTGGCAGGCCCGCGTCGCCCCCGGCGGCGTCATCCAGGGCGTCGACTTCCAGCCTGGACCGTTCCGGCTCGGCCGCAGCCTCATCGGCCGCGTCCAAGGCCTTCTCGCCCCGCACCTCGACGTCGGGACGATGGTCGGATGAACCTGTCGTCGCTCCGCAGCACGCTGGCGACGGCCCTCACCGACGCCGGCATCGACTACTCGACCACGGCCTACCCGCCGCCGGTCGTCATCCCGCCGACCGTCGTCATCGTCCCCGGAAACCCGTGGATCGCGCCAGTCACCCTCGGCCGGCCCGCATCCCCCCAGGTGCAGGTCACGTTCCGGCTGACCTGCATCGTCGCCAACCTCGACAACCAAGGCTCGCTCGACCAGCTCGAGTCGCTCGTGTTCGCCGTCCTCGACAACCTGCCCCGCGGTTGGGAGGTCGGCGACGTATCACCCCCGTCGGTCGAGACCATCGGCCCATCCGACCTGCTCGTGTCCGACGTTCAGGTCACTACCCTCGCCACACCCTCCTAGGAGCCCACCATGGCCACCATCCTCACCGGGCAGGACCTGACCCTCACCATCGACGGGAACGAGTTCGACGCCCAGACCATCAGCACCACGTTCACCTACACGAACAACCGCGAGGTCCTCGAGACCCTAGACGGCCCCGTGTACAAGACGCTGACGTTTGAGTACACGCTCGACGTCAACATGTACTCCGACTGGGGCACGACCAGCGCCCTGTGCGAGGCGCTCGCCTCTGCAGCGCTCACGTCGCCCGACACGTCGCTCGCGTTCACCCTCGTCGCCGTCGGCCCGAACGCCACGACGACCGTGTCCGGCAACGTGTTCCCCGAGGTTCCCCCGATGTCCGGCGACGGCCCGAACGCCTCCTCCATCACGTTCACACTGACCGGCGACCGCAACACGACCCCGACGATCGCAGCAGTCTGATAAGGAGAGAACATGGCAACCGGCACCTGGGTCGAGGTAGAACACCGAGACCGTGGCCACCTCGTCCTCGAGCTCGAGCTCGCAGACTGGGTCGGCTGGGAGAGCTGGGCCGGACGCTCGTTCGTGACGTTCGGAGACGAGGACAACCCTCCCGGCGTCAAGGACGTGGCGTACCTCGCCTACGAGGCCGCGAAGCGCACCGGTGTCCACGACGGCGATTTTATGTCGTGGAACCGGACGCTCGTCGGCTTCCCGCAGTTCCGACAGGGCGACGCACCGCGCCCTACAAAGCCGGAAGCCTCGGGTACCGACGCATAGTCGTCGCCGTGGCAACCGGCACCGCACCGCACGACTGGAACGACCTGGCAGACCTCCTCACCGCCGAGGAGGTAGTACAGGATGCCCGCAGGAGGCAGTGACATGGCGACTACGGCAGCCAAGAGCGGCGTCGCCAAAGTCACTGTGCGCCTCGACGACCGGGACATCAAGGCCATCCTGCGGGCGTTCTCAAAGATGGACAAGCAGGCCAACAAAGACCTGAAGCAGCTGTCCAAGTTCATCAGCCAGGACATCGCCGACGAGTTCCGCAACGCTGCTCGAGGTACGCGCTGGTACCCGGAGCAGGCGTCGTTCGTCGCGCAGTCAGCCAGGGCGACTCGCGACCGCGTGCCGTCGGTGACCCTTGGCGGTGCAAAGCGGTACACGACAAGCGACGGCCGCCGCCTTGCCGCCGGGTCTCTGCTGTTCCTGTCCGAGTTTGGACGGGACAAGGCGAAGCAGCGCCGCACGTTCCGCAACGAGGCCCAGCGCCGTGCAGGCGTCCAGGGAGGCCTGCAAGGCCCGCCTAGGTCGCCGAGGGAAGGCGTAGGCAACCGAGGCTGGTGGCTGTTCCCACGCCTTAAGCGGCTGCAGCCGAACATCCTGCGCGCCTGGATCGAGGGCGCACAGAAAGTCGCCGACACGTGGGGGAAGGCCTGATGGCTTCGCAGACGCTACGCACCCTCAAGCTGTCGCTGCTGGCAGACGTCTCGCAGTTCGGCGGACAGCTCGACAAGGCCGGCAGCTCGTTCAGCAACTTCACCAAGGGCGTCGAGAAGGCCTCAGGCTTCGCCAACATCGCCCTCGGCGTACTAGGCGGGCTCGCCGCGTCGGCAGTGAACGCCGCGTCGGACCTCGAGGAGACCAGCACGGCCGTCGAAGCCGTGTTCGGCCGTGACGGGGCACGCGACATCCAAGACTTCGCCCGCGTCGCAGACCGGTCCCTCGGACAGTCCCGACAGCAGGCGCTCGACGCCGCACAGACGTTCGGCATTTTCGGCAAGGCAGCAGGACTCACCGACGACGACCTGGTCGACTTCACGACGACCCTGACGACGCTCGCCGGTGACCTGGCCTCGTTCCAGAACACGACACCGGAACAGGCCATCAACGCCTTGGGTGCTGCGCTGCGCGGCGAGTCCGAGCCCATCCGCAACTACGGCGTGCTGCTCGACGCCGCCACGATCAAGAACCGCGCCCTTAAGGACGGCCTCATCGAGACCGAGTCCGACGCGCTCGACCCGGCGACTCGCACCCTCGCTATCTATGCCGAGCTGCTCGGTCAGACGTCGGACCAGCAGGGCAACTTCGCCGATACCGCGTCCGGCTTTGCTAACACGCAGCGGACGTTCTCCGCGCAGATGGAAAACTTTAAGGCCGACATCGGCGACGTCCTGCTCGACATCCTTATCGAGCTGCTGCCACGCTTCCAAGGCATCATCGACACGATTACGTCGGCTGACCCGGACAAGATCGTCGACATCGGCCTTGCCATCGGCAAGTTAGCGGCCGGCATCACGACGCTCAACGTCGCTCTTAAGGGGTTCGCAGCCGTCCAGGCAGCCGCAAAGTTCCTGTTCTCCACCGTCGGCGCTGTCGGGCTGCTCGCCCTCGCAGGCGGCTCGTCCGAGTTCGAGCGCGAACGCGAGCGGTTCCGGACCGAGGAACGCGAACGGCAGGGCACCCTCCCGACGCTGCGGCGCTCCCCCGGCATCAACCCACAGACCGGGTTCCTCCGTACCGAGTCGGCCCAGCCCATCGTCGTCAACGGCGTCGTCGGCTCGACCTACCAGGTGTTCCGCGAACTCGACCGGCAACTCGCCGCCGGCACCCGCTCAGCCGCCGTACCGCCACGTCCGGGTGCCCGGTGACCTGGCCCCGCACCGTCACCGTCACTATCGGCTCGGTCGACCATACGGCCGAAGCCATCGACTCCGTGTTCGTCCAGCGCGGCCGCACGACCTACTGGGAGTCCGTCGGAGCCGGCCTCGCCCGCGTCGTCCTCCTCGACCCTGCCCAGCGGCCCGACATCAACGACCGCATCAGCGTAGACGTCGCCCTCGACCCAACCGGCACCGCACGTGTCTACACAGGCCGCGTTCAGTCCATTCAGACGCAGTTCGACCCCATCGTCGGCACCGTCGTCAGCGTCGAAGCGTTCGGACCGCTCGCCCGCGCCGGCCGCCGCGATCAGGACGACACGCTGCCACAGCAGCTCGACGGCGCACGCATCGCCGCCCTGCTGAACGCTGCTGTGTCGCAACAGTGGGCTGAGCAGCCGCTCGCGCAGCAGTGGGGACAGGTGGACGGCACCGCCACATGGGGCGATTACGGCATCGACGACAGCCTTATCGACCCCGGCCTGTACACCCTCGAGGCGCTGAGCAACGTCCCGCAGCCGACGTTTGAGGCGCTCTCACGGGCATCCTTCTCCGGCGGTGGCGTCGTCTACGAGACCGGCGACGGTCGTATCGGATACGCCGACTCGACCCGCCGGCAGGGCGCGTCCTTCGGCAGCCCGACCACCCTTGATGCCGCCGACATCGCAGCACTGTCGGCCACGGCTACCGAACGGCGCGACGACATCGTCAACCAGGTCAACCTCGAGTGGTCCGGCGGCTCCGTCCTGTACACGGCCAGCGACTCGGTCGCCGAGTACGGCTTCACACGCCGCGACTACGTGTCCAACCTTGACGTGTCCGACGACGCCGTCGACCTCGCCGAACGGCTGACGCAACTGCAAGCCTTCCCAAGGCCCGAACTCGAAGGACCGCTCCTTGTCCGTCTGAACAACATCAGCAGCAGCCTGACCGACCAGCTGCTCCAGCTCGAGGTGAACGACTACATATCGGTCACAAACATGCCGACATCCGTGCTAGCCGCAGGCACGTTCTACGGCTTTGTCGAGGGCATCAACTTCGAGCTGACCAACACGTTCGCCAACGTCGAGCTGTTCGCGTCGGACGAGCGCTACTCGATTTACAACACACGGTGGGCAGACGTGTCCACAACCGCGACCTGGGGCGACGTCGTTGCTACGCTCCAGTGGCAGAACGCCTAGGAGACCCCGATGCCCGACACCGGCGCGCCCTGGAACATCCCCTACGTCGAGTCGACCGACCTCGTGTCGGACTGGCCGGCAGACAGCCTCGCGCTGGCCAACGCCATCGACGCCGGCCTTGACAACGCAGGTAACGCAGGTATCGGGTCGAACGTCGTACAGACCGTCAAGACCGACACCTTCACGACGACAACGTCGGGCTGGCAGACCATCACCGACCTCGAGGTCACGATTACGCCCACGACAGCGACGTCGAAAATCTTGATCGTCGCCGACGTGACCGGCGGTACTAATAACGCTGGGGGTTCTACTTTTCTGCTGCGTTTTGCCGGAGGCAACTCAAGTGCGTATGTCGGCGATGCTGCCAGCAACAGGACAAGAGCGGCGACGGGGTTCCGGCAGGGCAACACGGCCAGCGGCGGTTACACAGCAAACTATTCGATGTTCTACGTTGATGCTCCGGCGACGACATCCCCTGTAACTTATTCGGTAGAAGTTTTCCGTGATGCTGGGACTGTCCAAGTAAATCGGAGCGATAACGACAGCGACTCCGATGATTTTGGGCGTTTCGCATCATCTATTACGGCTATTGAGGTGGCAGCATGACCGACTACGCCGCAGTCCTTGCAGCCATCCGACCCGGAGCCAAGTGGACGCTCGACGGCGACGATTACTCCGGCCTTATTTGGCTTGACGACTCGCCAAAGCCAACCAAAAAGACTCTGGACGACGCATGGCCGCAGGTCAAGTACGACCGCGAGCACGCTGCCGTAGAGGAAGCCCGCCGCGCCCGCTACCAAGACGAGACCGACGGCCTCTTCTTCGAGGCGATGCGCGAGGACACCCCTAACCTCGCCACCTGGCGCGCCGCAGTCGACCAGATCAAGGCCGACCTGCCCTACCCCGAGGAGCCGTGATGGACTGGTTTGACACTGCCCACCGCACCTTTTGGACGTTCCTCGAGGCGTTCGTCGGCGCGCTCGCCGCTACCTACAGCCTTGCGGTCGACGGTGCGGCCGTCCTGTCGGCCATCGCCGCCGGCATCGCCGCCGCGATCGTTCCGCTCAAGCAGGCCGTCCTCGTAAAGCGCAACGCCGCCAAGTCAGACTGATGGACCTGGTACGGCGCGACCGGTGGGGCGCACGGCCGCCGAAGGGCCGGCC